AGCAGATCGCCCTCAATCCTGAGTTGTCCAATGGGGCGACCATCATGAAGTATGCGAGAGGCAGGCTCCGACCGCGGCAACAAGCCGACTTCTGGCACTTGGCAGGAATCGCAAGATCCTTGCCGCCAGACGACGACGAGAAGCACGTAAGGGCCACCATCATGCAGCACTACAAAGATGGCACGACCCCCCACAAGATGGATCCAGATGAAAAACGATCGCTTGAGACGTTCACACGACTCCTGCTAATGTCTTTCGGACCATCAAATCTCACCGCCACTCGAGGCGAAGTCGTGACCCCAACAAATGGGGCTACGCAGGAACTCGGCAAAGCCAAAGGCGGCAATGCGGAGGTACTCGCCCAGATAGTGCGCTGCCTCAAGCTCGAACTCCCTAAATTGAGAGACGAGCAGTGGTGGGACCAAATGAGGTTCATCCAAGAAGAAGACATCTGTTACCGCCTCCGCAATGCGCGGGGCAGTGACAGGACGTCCTTCCTCGACAAGGCCGGCAAGGAGAAATCACTTGACGACCTCGTGAAGGAGAGGATGGCTTCTCTTATCACCCCTTCAAAAATGGTACCACCACCAAGAGTCGACGCGCGCTACGATGGGAGTGACACTGCAACCAAAGAAGACCGAGAAGGTCATCAGCGGGCTGTGTCAAGAGGGGAGGAGACTGAGCATCCTGCGCTACTGAAGCGCAAGGATCTGAGCCACATCCCGTCGTTCTCCCCTGGGAAAGAGCTGCGAGGCGAGCTAGAGACCTGGAAGCAGATCAAGGCCCGAGGCTCCATAGGCGCCACGTCCGGACGGGATACACCCGTCAAACGAGGACGAGGCGCGGAGCCGGAGGCTGGACCAAGGCTTCACGATTCTCTGCTCGACGACTTCATGGACAAAAAGATCCTCATCAGGGTACGCGAAATCTATGACCAGGCTTACGGGGAACCTGTTAAGACCCAACTCTATGATAGAGATGAGTCCAGGGACCCTACCCTCACTCGGCCGATAGGGGCTTGGGCGGAACCGCCCGAGCGACCTAAGTGCTGGTTGAGGGGCTGGGCAAGAGGCGTAGACTTCAAGCACGCGCGCGAAGAAGATAGGCGCGCGGACGAGAAGGTCAACCCATACTTGATCAGAGCTGCAGAGCTCGCCAAGCACGAGGATGCTCTCTTTGTCGATGGTGGAGAGATGTGGGAGGACGAACTCATTCTCCTTTCGTTTCGCAAGGCTGTGCTTGAGAGACTACGATGCTGGGAAATGGGCGGGTACAAAGTAGTACCGAGTTCCCGTGTAATCCTATTGACTGATCCCACCGCTGCGCGGGGTCTCAAGCAAAGGACCGTCACGGTACACTCAATCATCGAATTCCTCATTGGGGCGCCGACTAACAAAGTCCTTTTAAAGACTCTGAAGAAGGTCCCCGAGGTTGCACCGACACTGCAGGGTTGGAACCCTGCAGTGGTGCTCAACGATCGCCAAATCCCGCTCGAGTTCAGTCGGAGGCGAGGATCCATCGCGAATGAGAAACAGCGGGGCCCCTTAGAGGGGCTATCCGCCGATCTTTCTCGTGCTTCGGATCTCACCTCCCGCTGTGCATCTCAAGCAATCTCCGAAGGTATCAGACAATGGGCAATGGACGCCCGCGCCATCAGAGCCGCGGCCAAAAAGGCCGGGGTGAGTGACAAGGGCGATGATCCACTGTTCAACAAAGTCTTCACCGTCATGAGAAACAGCGTGGAACTGGAGGCGTGTGGAATGAGGTTTCTTCACGGTCCAGTCCGCCTCTACGACTACTCTAAGTGTGAGACGAATCCCCCTCTCCCTCCTTCAATACGAAAGAAGGTCGAGATCATCAGGGGATCGCCCATGGGGGTGCCTAGAGCATGGAGTGAGCTCACCATCTGCAATCTTTGGGCAGCGGCATGTGCGGAGGGAACCTTCCAGAGGAAGATTACACTCGCGCAAGCCAACGCGCCCAACTATTTAGATGGAGGGCCCAATATCTCCTACTTCAGGTCCCGACACGTCGAGAGATCAATAGAGGCGAAATGGAACAACACCGAGATGGTGGACATGCAGATGAACGGAGTGGAAGTGCCCAAACACCACTTGGTCGCGCTACGAGGCCGAGCCTTGGGGGAGTACCCTAAGCTCGTCAACGGAGACGACTTCGCGGCTGTCTGGAAGCACGAACACACGTTACAGTACTACGACGCCATACGCGCCTGCGGTCTAGTCATCAACGAAGCGAAGCAAGGGATCTCCCAGAGTTCAGTGATGTTCTCTGAGGTCCTCCTCAACTTCCGCTACGATGACAAGTTCGACCAGAAGGGCCGGCTTCGAGTGTCGCTTCTTAAGTGCACCCCCGTCGACAGAATTCCACTGTCAAGGATCACCTTAGCTAAGGAGTCCCGAGACAAGCGGATGTCAGGCAAGGGGCTGAAGCTACAATCTATCGCAGAAACTGTGAACGTGACCCACCTCGCGTTTGAAGGATTCAGACGCAAGGCGATCATAC